TTTGCTTTTTCTCTGTAGTCCTGATCACCTGCCTTCTTGGCCGCATTTTTGATTTCTGTCCATTTAGAAGTAATGCTCAGCACGTGCTCAATATCGGCAGCGAACTCTGGATAATCATTAACGAATGAAGCGATTGCTTTCTTGCCTGTACCAGCATCTTCTTTATTAGTGACTAGAGTTACCAGATAACTAGCGAATGTGCTGTTGTAAACGTTGACGCCTGAACTGGTCTTATATAGTTTTAAACTAGCTTTGATTAGCTCTAGTACTTCCTCTTCATTCTTTTTACGAATGGTGATTACAACATCTTCTTTACCTGAACCCGCGGCGATTTTGCCAGTCAAGTCAATAGACACTTCGATTAGTTTGAAATCATGAGTTGACATAATTTCATCCCAAATCTTCTTGGCGATAACTTCACTACCATCTTCCGCTCGTTGAATTTCTGCCATAACTTTTGGCGCTGGTACTTTGAACTTCGTAATATTATCTATGATATACTTTAGATAATCATCAGCGTGTTGACGTAGGCCGTCGGGGGTGTTTGATGTTACTTCTATACCATTATGCTCTAATCCATAGCCTAGTTTCCAAGCAGTACAATATTCACTATAGTATCCAATGATTGATGTTAGGTCAAACACCATCTTTTCTTTGGCTTCCGCTAATTGGGGCTGGGCTTGTGTCATAACCGATCCTACAGTTTCATCATCATATGGAGTTTTCATTGGCATTCGAGATTGGGCTGGTGTCACTGTAGTCTGCTGTGGTAGTTGAGGAGATGACATTATAGCACCCTGAATGCCATAATATTGTTTTAAACTGAAGGAAATTTCCTCACCAAAGTCTAGTTTAGGAACTAGTTTTTTGATTACGGCAATCATTTTCTGGGCACCAGCACGGATGCTGTCCCAGAGGCCTTCATTTAGTTGTTGTTCTTGTTTGGTGAAATCACGAATTTTCATAGTACAGTATTTATTCAAATTCGAATAAGTCTGTTACTAGTTGTGGTTGGCTAGCTGGCTGGTATGGTTGATAGTTGAGAATCAGCACTTCTGTACGTTCTGGACGAACGCCTTTGGCCTCTGTGCCATCCGCTCGTCGAGCATCTTCTACTTTGAGTAGGCCATTGTTGGCGATTGTCTTTTCCTCGTGCCAGTAGTACTGGTCTCTAGGCAATAACTGCTCTAGTTCTGGAAAATAGTAGTAAGACAGTGCCCATCGTCCCTTGGCGGCCTTCATTACGTTTAATAGGTCAATGTGATCCTGATAGCCAAACTCATTCTTTGTGTAGTAGTTCTCAAGATTGAAGTAGGGTGGGTCAATGTAAAAGAAAGCTGTTGGACTATCGTACTTACGAATAAGATCACGGCAGTCCATGTTCTCGGTTGATAGCTTAGCTAGTTTGTCGAGGTACTTAGATTGCTTGAACTTCTCTGTGTAAGTCTTAAACTTATTCTTATAGTCCTTAGCAACATAAATCTTTGTCTTCTCAGTCAAACCGGCGCCGCCACTAAAGAACTGAGTTTGTAGAAACATATACTTTGCCGCCCTGTTGTAATCTGGCACAGTGAAATTAGAGTTGTATGAGCTAAAGATGTAATCACGGAACTGCTCGTACATGACGCTATCGCCTAGATGTGTGTACAAAGATAATAGTTCAGTTTCGAACTTCGTAGGATCAGTACTAGCACAAGTAAAGACATTGTACAAGTCTCTGTTGAAGTCGTTATATATGTTTTTGGTCAATGGTAGCTTGTCGCTCATCCAGTAGACCCACATTGCTCCGCCAAATACCTCAATATAAGTATCACAACCCTCTGTGTTTAGTAGAGGGTTGATCCAGCGTGTGTGTGTTTTCTTGCCGCCAATATACGGGAACATCTTTATCCTTAAATCGTAGCGTCTTCCATGCCCGCTGTTCGTAGACGGACAATGTGACCTAATTGCCATTGCTTTGCTTCTAGGCCCTTCATAATGCCTAGCCAGCGATTTCGTAAGAGGGCGACTTCGTTAATAAGTGTTTCCATATCAATAACATCGGATTCACCTTCAACATACTTCTCAGCATCACGACTTGTTAAAGCACGAGCGTAGCCCTCAAAGAATTTCTTGAATGTAGCACTACGAATCTTTCGTAGTTTAATGTTGAGAAAATTGAGTACCGCCTCAATCTCTTGTAGTTGATTGAAACGATACTCAGTGATACCAGGTAGTGATGCCAGATTTTTCTCGACACTACCTTTGATGCTAACTTCAAGTTTAGCTTGTGTTAGTTCTTTTGTGTAGTGTTCAATAAAATCAGGCAGGGCTGAAATATCAGTTGTAACTTGGGTATACCAGTTCATTTATTCCCATTCACTGTTATAGTCATCTTCATCTTCATACTCTTCATACTCTTCGTATTCTATTTCATCATCTTCTAGGGCGCCACTGTCATCGACATACGTTTTAAGTGCTGTCATAACATCGTAGTCGCCTCTGAAGGCTGACTTGATATCACTCGGTGAGTAATCATTGTCGATTAAGATGCCGACCATATTTTCTGCGATACTATCTCTGTCAGTTGATAATATACTATCACGGGTCATGTTCCAGATTTCAGCAATAACGTCAAGTTTCATAAAATAAATTCTCCTGACCCTATTTATTCTTCGTCGGCTGCTTCTGCGGCTTCTTTCTCGGCAATAGCGGCAATCTTTTCCTTTTCATGAAATTCATTCATTACTAAGTCCATAATGCCGTTTTCATTTTTGTTCCACTCCTTGCGGAAGTACTTATGAATCTCACCATTCAAGTCAGTGTATGAGTAGCGATTGCCTTCTTTCTTAATCATTTCTCGCTTCTCAATTAAGTCAAAGAAGCCACTATATGGGTTCATGCCACTTTCGTATGGGATTTGAATTTGAATATCTTCGAATGGCTTAGCGTATCGAGTCTTCATAATCTTACAGCCGGCACGAATGCCGAGTACTTCACTCGTCTTGTTGCCATCTTCGTCTTCCTTCAACTTTAGTTTCTTCATAGCAACTAAGATTGATGATGCGTATACGAAGCCACTACCACCAGAAACGATTGGATCAGGTGAGTATGGGTCTTGCGATGCGTAGGAGTGATTAGTGGCAACTAAGCCCACATTACAACTACCGAACATATTCACACAGTTAGTGACTAATGCTTTTAGTGCTTTAGGCTTTCGACCCATATCGCCCTTAATTTCACCAGCGTCAAACTGATTGACTTCTGTTGGCGACATTAACATACCCAGTGAGTCAACAACGAATAAGACCTTAGGACGGTCGTCTTCGGCCATTGCTTTATAGTCTTTCATGAATGTTGAGATTGTCTTAGCAACGTCATCAATCATGGCCATGTTTAGTTTGAGCAACTTGTCTTCGCTAGTATCAACGCCAAGTGCGTGTAACCATGCTTCGTCTAGTGCGTTTTCACTGTCGATTAAGACGACATAGATACCTTGTTCTTGAGCGTTACGAACTAAGTTGCCGGAACAGATGAATGATTTTCCGCTACCAGATTCGCCAGCGAATACTGTTACTTTGCCTAGCGGTACGCCCTTCTTAAAGTCTGAACTAATCAAGTAGTTAAGTGCGTAGTTGCCAGTTGAGATCCAGTCTGTTGGATCGTGAAAGCCGATTGATAGGCCTTCGATTGATTTTGTAATGTCCTTACGAAATTTGGACAAGTCAAAAGGTTTCTTCATTATGATCCTTATTTGTTTAATGTATTAGCATGATACACGCTAAAAGGTTGAGTGTCAAGCAAATCTGGTGAATTGTTTGCCATTCTTTCAAATTCATAATCGCTAGGGTAGTGACGTAATACCGCTCTAGCACGTTCTCTCACAATAGATGGAACACGCGGCGTCTTACCTGGGTCACACAACTCCTCTAACAATTTTTTACCTTGCTTGAGCGCACGGTAACGTTCGTCTGGTAGTGTCATGGTATTACTCCTCTAATAACAGATAACGCCCGAAGGCGTTATCTCATTCACTGCTAATTAGGCAGTCTTTTGGCGTGAACGAATCATCGCTAGGATGTCGTTTGCCTTGTCGCTTGATGGAGCGGCTGGAGCTTGGGCGGCTGCTGGCTTTAGTGATTCAGCGGCTTCTTCGGCATCAGCTTCCCATGGTGCTGTTTCAGCGACTGGAGTTTTAGCTACAGGAGCACTCACAGGCACTTGAATACGAGGAGCGGATTCAGTAGATTCAGAACTACCACCACTTGTACCAACATCTAAGCCCCAAGGCTTGTAGTAGGCTGCCCACTTGTCAGCGTCATAAGGACGACCGTCAACAGAGGCTTCGAACATTTCACGAATGATACGTTGCTCAGCATCAGTAGGCTTCTTAGGTAGATAGTCTTTTAGGTTGAACAAACCATGTTGTTCAATGGCTGCCATTTCAACGTCAGATAGTGCTGTCTCTTTACGAGCAAAGCCTGAAGTTGAATAGTCAGCATAGCCACCCTTGCTACTCTTAACAATCTTAAAGTCAAGACCGCGTAGGTAGTCTGTTGGCAATTCTTCGATTTCTGGATCACGAAGTGAAGCGTTGATTACAGAGTAAATCTGTGGCGTGATTGTGAAACGACGGATTGGATTCTCAGGAGTCTTGTCGTCGCTCAATGGGTTTTGGCGAACAAAACCTTGAAACAAGTATGTACGCTTTTTCCAATACTTGTTAGCTGTTTCTTTTAAAGATTCGTCTTTATACCAAGTACGAACTTCTTGTAGAATAGGGCAGTTTTCACCCCAGATTTCCATACATGGAACTTGAACAATGTAGTTCTTACTGTCGCTCTTACCTTTGACGCCAGTGAATGGCAACTTAATCATAGCTTTCTCAACCCAGAAGTATGGGTTAGTAGAGTCAGCATCAGGTAGGAAACGAACAGATGCGGTATCACCTTCAGCCATGTTCCAGAATGGGAACAATGAACTGTCGCCTTGTGAGCGTTCGGTGTTTTGGGTGGATTTGTTTTCTTGGGCCGCTAGACGGGCGCGGATTTCTGCGAGTGATGACATGGTGATTTCTCCTTTAAAATAAAAACTTTGTCAAAAAACTAGGGTTATAAACTTAGTAACACAGGTTAGAGTGGAATTCTCTAACAGGTTGTGACTAACAGATACAAGTGTAGCACAAGTTGTCTGAAAGTCAATCATCAATTTGTCCAAAAAGAACTTGTCGATGAACAATTACTTAGCGACCCACATTACGCTAAGTATGATGCTATTATATCACCCTCTCATCCAGCCGTCAAGGCTTTTGGATGAACGGGTTTGTGGGTTGAGTTCGGCACGGATGCTTTGCGGTGTGCCTGGGATTGGACTAGAGGAAGCCATTGGTTGGTCAGCTTCTGCTAAACCATTCAATCTGCTCTCTACTTTTTTCATGATAGAAAGAACTTGTTTGTCTGTAAGGGCATCAGGCATACCATCACGCCACACAGCAAACTTTTCCTTGTCATTAGCATTTGGGTTCTTTAGAACTTCTCTCATTGGTGTAGCACGAGGACCTTCTAAGTTGGCAGTAGCACCACCTGTATCTTGGCGGCTAATAACTTTTACATTCTGGCCGAACTTGGTGTTCCAGTTGCCTGTTTTGTTTTGTTTACCTAAGAATTGGAATGATTGCTTTTGGTCAGCACCAACAACAAACACTAAACTATCATAACCTTGTTCGGCGACTGAATCAACAACGGGGATAGGAGACTTGCCGCTATGAAAGATGCCAGCGTATTTTGGAAACACCTTCTTATAGATAGCTAACTTCTCTTGTGGTGTTAGTGGATCATCAGCACCCACAGTTTCACTTACGAAGAAGAATGGCTGAGCGCCAATCTTTTGAGCGTATTCGATAACAGCTTGAGCTAGATACATATGCCCTTTGTGACCCATGCCTCTGCCCCAACCTATGACTGCCGTTTTGTTTGCTGATTCTGTTAGTAGTTCTGAAATCTTCATATCATTTATTTAGTTGAGAAGACGTATACGGCGCCTTCATTTGTTCTGCCAAATAGCTCTACACCTGTCGATGAAGCGGCAATAGTAGTACCATCACTACTTACTTTGACTGTCTCGCCTAGTTTGTTCCACTGGGTGTCGTTAGATTCAACCACGAATGTACGAACTTGCTCCCACTTGGTCCAACTAGCATCAGCAGACACGAACTTTAGAACAGCGCCAGCATTAGCGATACCAACGTTAGCGTAAGAGATTGCTTTACCAGTGCCAATGTCTGGACTAGCGTTAGCAGTAGCATAGAAGCGTGAGCCCTCAGAGATATTATTAGGATCAGCGATTGTAGCACACACAACGCCAGTTGCGGTGTATGTATTCTTTTGAACTGTAGTCTTTGATGACCAACCAGTAGGTAAGCCATCAATCAGATAGATACCATTGCCACCCCATGTTGGCTTACTAATAGTGTTAGCAGGTGTGCCAGCAGTGGCTGCTACGTTTGATAGAACATAAGCGGCACTACCCGTGAGGCCAAGTTCACTGTTTACTTTATTGACAAAGTTAGTGTCAAGAGGGTTGTATTGAGATACGATTCTAGTACCAGCGGGAATGTCTGAGCCGACTAAGTATGTTCCAGTAATTAGCTTAGCTTCGCTAACGTTTTTTACGAACATGATGTTGGCAGCAACGTTAGGAGCATAAATGTGGGCGATATCAAATGTAGCACGTTTGATGCCTAGACTAGCCCAGTCAGCAGTACCCTTAGATGTAATCTCATAGAGTAGTTCATGCTTGCCGTCCGTCCATACATCTTTAGCATCAACAATAGCAATACGTTTGTTAGGAGCGCCCACGGTAATGATTGTACCATCAGCAGATATATCTACTGACTTGCCAAATGTGTCGCCTGGCGCTAAGCCATCTGGGATAAGTTGTGTTAGTAGAGTTCCGGTGTTATCGAATACGAAAGCGCCATTAGCACTACCAATAACGATTCTGTTACCACTGTTGTCGATAGCAATAGAGTCGCCGAAGTAGCCATCTGGAATCTCACTAGGAGTTCTGACTTCAACCGGTGCTTCTACCCAAGCGGCCGCTGTAAAATCTTTTAGGTCAGCAGGAGCACTACCACCAACCGCATTTGAGTATGTATTGTTGAGCGTGTACACGCCAGTCTTGCCCGCAACTTTATGACCAACTTTGTCTGTTGTAGTGTTAGTGATTGTGCCGGACTCTAGTGTGATTGTGTTGAACTTGATGTCCTTGATTTTTCTATCCGTTACAGCTAGTGTGTCAAAGAAATCACCTCGAGCTAAAGAGGAATAATCATCAACGATGACGGTATTGTTATCAACGATCGGACTTGAAACTATAGATGAGAATGAGTTTTCAAATTGTAGGGTCAGACCAACAACATTGCCAGTAAGTGGGACTGATAGATATACCGTACTACCAACGATACCAGTTACATAAGTTGCTTGATTGACTCGGCCGGCAGTAGCACAACTAACACTGTAGCCTTGTTGAATACTTGTAGCATTACTTGCCACTGATACTGTCTTGGCGCCTGCAAAACCTGCTAAGAAGATTTGAGTTGGTGCTTCTAGACTACTTGTTTGTGCTACTACACGAGTACCGTTAATCATACCAGTGGCACTAGAGTCAATAAACTGTTTTGATTTGATAACACCACCAGTTACTCCACTAACCACGGTTAGGTTAGCACTGCTACCAGAAATGTATCCCTTGAATGACGTAGGTGATTCTAACTTATAGATGTATGCTTCACCGATGTTCTTGTTTGGTGGTCCACCGTTCTTAGGAATGTTTAGACTGTCTAGACCAGGAGCACCAATTACAACCGTGTTGCCACTGTAGTTCATAGCAACAGTATTGCCGTAGTTCATATTAGCAATAGCATCAGTACCAGGCACAAATGTATCTTGTCTGACCCATGAATATGTTGTAGGTGATACTGTTGTATTATCTACTCTAAAATAGATGTGGGCGGCGCCTACACCTTCTAGTGAGTTTTGAATTGTTCCTGGTGCACCAACTACCAACTTCTTACTATCGCCTGATAGAGATACACTGTCACCAAAACGAGCATTGTATTGCGGTGATGATGGGTTTAGAGTTGTTACTGTTGAATATGAATCCGTGTAGATTGTTACTTGACCAGCGAAGTTTTCATTGCCAACACTAGCATAGCGACTACCAACAACAGCGATAGAGTTATTATTAGAGATACTAACACTGTGGCCAAAGTTAAAGAACTCATGAGGGTAGTATTTTTCTTCCTCGCCGCCGGTATTATTAGGCAGTGATGAACGGTCATAAGTAGCAGTTCTATTCCAGATATTACCAGATGTTGGCTTCCATGTATTACCTGTCTGGCCAGTAGTGAATGATGTGTTAGCTGGAATGTTTTCGTTGGCGATGTATAGAATACCCTCTTTACGAACAATATCACCTTTTGTGTATGCCGAGGCGAGGGCCCAGGCAGGAATTGTTCTGTTGAATGAATGTACTTGACCTATACTAGGACCAGGTACTTGGTTTAGATAGAGGGCGGGCTGTGGCACACCTACTACGATAGTGTTACCATCCGTAGTAATGTCAAACGAATAGCCAAATTTATTTTGACCTGATACTGATGACTGTGCTGTTAATTTACCTTCGATTGCCATTATTAGTTTCTCATTCTGTTAGCACGAGTAAATGTGCCGCGATTAACTAGTTTAGTAGGACCAACGCCGTTCTCAGGATCATGTACGAAGCCTTCGCCACCATGTTCACCAGTTCTCATCTGTGCTCTGATACCTAAACTACCTAGAGTTTCTTTTTCTTTCTCACCAATGATGCCATCTTTAATGTGCATGATTGCTTGTACTAATTTGAATACAGCATTAGCACCTTTGTGGTTTGTCTTGATTCTGTTTAGAATCTTTTCTTGTTTAGCGGCACTAACTACACCACTTGTCTGGATCCATTCAGCAAAGTTGTGGCCTAGCTTTTGTAAGTTTTCTGGGTTATCTACTTGACTGTTTACATAGCGATAGATAATACCTCGAATATCGGATAAGCCCTGTTCAGGAGCAATAAACTGCTCTAGTGGTTGAGCAACAGAGGCAGCATACTTGCTAATAGTACGTAGCTTATCAACATCGACATTAGTGGTAGTATCTGTAAATTTGGGCGGAATGATTACAACATCACTGCCGCTGATGTGCTTGTATGAATCACCAACTGGTCGACGCTGGCCTCCTTGTTCTGGTAATTTGTCAAATGTGCCAGTGGCCGCGGCGCCGCTTATTGAACTACCAATCATCTGACCTAGTTTGCTATCTTTTTGTACATTGTATGTAACTGTATTAGGAGTAAAGTAGTACTCGCCCTGCTCATTTAGTGGTGGTGTAGTTTTGTACATCAAGCCAGCTTCAATGAATCCACGGAAATCACGTGGTGTTGCTCTAGCGTAGATAGGACATAATTCTGCCATTTCCATGGCAAATTGTTTACGACCATCACTTTGTGAAGATCGAGTATAGTAGTCGTACACTTCACGTGGGTTACTCAACATCTCTTTAGCGTATTTGTCGCCAAAGTGAAATACGCCCTGTTCATTACGACCAAATACGATTGCTGGAGAGCCGTCCCACTTTACTTCTAATGGCTTTGTATTTCTGGCAATTTGGGCTAAGCGAAGTAGAGCACGTTGTACACCTGAGATACCTTCAATGTACACTAAGTCTTCAATATGTTGAAATTCACGGCCGACTGATGATTGTTTCTGGTCAGCGCCTTGTTGCTTCATTAGGCGTTTAGTAGCATCACCAACTTTAAGTTCATTGACTTGTTTTTTACTAGCCATCTGCTCAGCATTGTCGATTGCTTTCTTTTTGCGCTGGTCAACTTCTGCTTTCTTAGCAAACTCATCACGAAGTTGTTTTAGCTTTTCACGAGTCTCTGGAGACGGTGCGGCTTCTTCTAAGTAATCTTTATCGAGATCCTCATCAGGAGGTAGTTGTGTTCCCTTCTGGTCACGTGCTAGTGTCTTACGATATGTATCAATAACTTCACGGCGGCGCTCGTTGTTCTTTAGTAAACGCATGATACCCTCGACACTTTCTAAGTCATGTCGTGTTGCCGATTTACCTAGTAGACCCTGAGCGATACTATCTGGATCAAATTCACCGAACACTGGTGAGTTATCACTACGATTTAGTACGCCATAGAAATGATGCCACTTCCATGTTGATTTACCCGTAGCGTCTTTTGGTGCTACTGTGTTAGTTAAGTCGGCACGTAGTTGTTGTAAGTACTTGCCCTTATATGTTGATTCAGGAGCAGTTCGCATTGACCACTTGACGAACTCAACACTTGGCACAAACATAAAGTCAACTTGAACAAATCTATCTGTGCGTTTCTTGCCAGCAAAGATTGGACTCATGTAGTGTACACTATCACCAGTCTTACGAATGTGGTCAGGAGATACGCCCTTGTCTGTTAGTGTGGCAACTAAGTCATCTTTACTAACTGTGTTCATATCGATAGCAATATCAATGTCACCAGAAGATTCAGCAATTCCTGTTGAACCTAACAAGTTATTTGTTAGATTCATACCTGTTAGTTTGTTTAGAAAGGCAACAGTAGGTGGCACTTCACTCTTACTGATTCTGTCAGTAAGCATCTGAGGATCTTCACGGGTCCAGCCCGGGGCCTTGAATACGTTGCCGCCTTCTAGTAATGTTTTCATTTTAACAACTTCAATAGAGCTTTTAGTTCATCATCTTCTGCTAATGGCGGCATCATGTCACCTGGAGGTGGGGCCATAGGAGCCATAGGTGGAGCGGCAGGTGGAGCGGCAGGTGGAGCGGCAGGTGGAGCGGCAGGTGGAGCGGGCTGAACTTGAACTGGCTCTTGATTGGCACTTTCATCGTCTGGCTCACTCATCTCATCATCTCTATTACCATCATCATCTTGAATATCTAACTCATCTAATACTTTCTTGTATTGTGGGTTATTTTGTTGTTGGATCCAACTAATGATTGTTGGGGCGGCATCAGCGTTAGGATCTTGAGCCGCTACTTTCTTCAGTTCGGCAAACAATTCATCATTCTCGATGATGTCATCTAGGGCACCGATGGCAACGTCAGCATCTGGGCCTACTTTGAAATCACTGTCTTTGAGTAACTCAACCAACTCACTCATACTTGGATCATTATTATCTAAGTCTAGTGCTTCACCAATAATACTATCGGCCCAGTGTTCGAATGTGGATGATTCTTTAATCTTATTGTACTTGATGCCATACTTGGTCAACACGCCGGCACTTTCTTTGATTCGTGAGTCTAATGAGTTCGTAGTAAATGCTTCTAGGATATCATCATCAGATTCAATAATCATTGACGGAGTATAACTTTCAAAATACTTATTGTAGCCTCTGCTAGTTTGTAGACTCTCAGCTAGTTTCTTTAGTTCAGCATACTTAGAGATCGCTTCATCAATCATTCTGCCAGCACTCTCGTTGAATTGTTCTTTCTTGTCTTTTGTAGCACGAACGAACTTGCCTAGTTGGTTTACGTCTTGACATACTTCATTGATGTGTTCCCAACGATCATCACGATAGTCGCCGCCTTCAGCAACGTGACGAGCAAACATACGAGCCTGACTTGGCTTTGTTGTTGGTACTAGTAAACGTTCACCTTGGGCTGTTTCTAAGAAAATCTTATCGATGTATCTGAAACGAGCATCATTCTCTTCTAGTTTCTTGTTGTGTTTGACTACAATCTTTACTGACTTGTTAGCATCGTTATACGATGTGTGCTTGTTTCCACTCCAGCCTTCATAGAGTGATGTTTCTTGTTGTTGTACGTGTGCTCGGCGTTTCATATCGGTTCTCAATCTGTCGGTATCTTTTAGTTTGAATGTTAGCTGGCGATTTAGGGCAAAACGCTTTAGCTGTTTTACAAGTTCGAACCATGAAATATCGGTACCTACTGAATCTCCTTCACCTAGCTTTGTAATCTTATCGTCATAGTAGACTGTCATGTCCTTGTTACCGTCTACTGTACAGGTAACTGTGCCTAGGTCTTGGCCATTACGGTGGAAGTGGAATTGAAATAGCTCGGCCTCGTCTGGCACTGGTACTTCTTTGCCACTGCTGTCCATAGCAATAAC